GGTGCGGAGTTCAGGGAAGTCAGGCATGATGATTGCGCCTGAGGTGATGCGCCTTTTCATCTCGTATGAGAGAATAGGTTTAATCCCTTTTTCGTGCACAAGCTTGTTCCAGATGTAGGAGCAGAAGTCGTGAAAGCGTTCATGTATGCCAGCGTTAGCGTAAGCAAGTCCAAGAACAGCTCCAGCGAGTGTTTCTTTAGTCCTAGGTTCTCTGGGGAAGAACAAGTGTTGAAGTAGGTCTTCGAGTTTTCGATACGGTAAGCCATGTTTTGAGTGGTAGCTAAGCATGGATGCGTTTTCGATAGTCGTAAGAGCGGAGGATTTCTTGACATTCAGTTTGTGTCCAAAGTAAAAAAGTGCTGCGTCAGCAAATTTTGGTAGGAAAGTTGGACCGTAGATCTGAAGGATCCAAAGCATAAAGCGGACAAAAGCGTCATCGCCTTGAAACTTTGCATAGAAATCGGGGTGGAATATGTCGATGCCCATTGATGAAACGGAAGTCGTAGTAACGATTGCGTTTCCGAAAGAATCTTCGAGTTGGGTGCATTGGTAGCCAGAACCAAAACCGGAGTAGTTCCATTCAGCGAGTGTGCCGTCAGGTAGTCTCATTGGTGTTTTAGTAGTCGCGTTGCACATCCAAATCCAAAGGTTTTCGATTTGAGATGGGTCGGGTTGACCGTCAGGATAGAGTGAAGTAGGCTCATACTTAGTGAAATCAAAGTAAGATCTCCAAATGATTTGGATTTCTCGTTGAAGTTCAAAAGTAAAGTTCTTATCCCAACTTGACCAGTCAACACAGAGTATTCCATGTTCTTGACCTAGTTCAGAAAGTTCTTGATTAAGCTTTTTCAGTCCTCCTCGGACAATTTCGCGTCCCCACATCATGAAGCCAGTGCCTGTGTTCAGGTACGTAGCAGCCATGGGCCAGAGGAACATGTTTTCCACTTGTAGTACGAGTTTAGGTGCGCCAAAAACGATTCGGATTTTATCTTCGTCGTCTTTAGATACAACTGTCGTTTTAATGTGGACGGTGTTCCAAAAGTAGGTTTTAGGGGTTCCATCTTCATTCCAGAACTTGGGGTTCAAGTGTTTTATTTCATGGATGAGTCTTCGGTTGCGTATGAAAATTTCGTTATACAGGTTGTGAAACGAGGGCCGTGAGTCTTCGGAAATACCAAGAGAATGCTTGATTTTCAGATAGTCATCAACAGATATTGAATCTCTGATGTGAAAGGCGAGTTTGGACTCGACTTTTTCTTGCAGCTTCGGGTTTTCACTTTCTCCGTCGATATCTCTGAAAGTAGGTTTGAACCTATATCCAGGAATGTTCCAGGGCGCTTCTGCATTAGGTGGCAGATGCCAGGGGTAGTATCGTAGATCGGGGAAGCTGATAGGATGTAGAGTGCGGTTTGGTTTGCCGTTTTCTTTAGTCCATCGAATTCCATTATCGAAGTGTTTGTCACGAATGATGCGCTTGTTAGGCACTTCAAATTTCTCAAATGAAGTCTTGATGAGCTCGGGAGTTTCGAGAGGTCGTCTTGCAGATAGTACAAGTTCGATGACATCTTGATTGAAAAATTTCTTAGCTCGGTTTGTGAGCCAGTCTCTTTCATAAGAATCTTCGAGTCTTTGTTCTAAGACGCGATGCTTTCGAAGCTTCCATTCTGTCGGACGCCAAAAGTGAGGTCGTGGTAGATAGGAAATGTTGCGAAACATAAGGTATGGGTACGTAGTAATCGTTGCAGAAAAGTGTATTTGTGAGTTTACGAAGTCTC